CCACCATCGCTGCTGCCGACGCGGCAAACTCGATGATGTACAAGGTCACCGCTGACACCACCATGAAGGTGTACAACCTCAACGCTGTTGCTAACACTACCATCACTGGTGACGGTGTGAACATTAGCGCTGATGACATCACCGCTGGCCGGGCTGCTTACCTGGTCTGCCGTGTCAACTACCTGCGTCCCGCTGCAGCTGCCAGCTGGAACGACATTCAGGGTCTGGTTGACTTTGCTTCCCAGCTGGGCGGAAGCGACTCCTGATTCTTTAATCAGATATCTATACGGCGGGTCCTTGAGGCCCGCTTTTTTTATTGCCTCAAAAGTTAATTTTGTTATGCTATAGCTGTGAACTAACGTCTTTATGCTGTACCAAAACAAAGTAACGGGTGGACTTGTTGAAGTCATCTCACAGCACGGTGAAGGCATCAAGATGTGTCTCGATGCTAATGAAGAAGTCCTGTACCTCAATGACGAGGATCTAGTACCTCATTTGGAGGCGACGACCCAACAGATTAAGGATGAAGAGCGCCTGACTGAGTCTCTTGCATCTGAGGGTGTACGTCCTGCAAAGCCAACTAAAAAAGAGACATTCCCTGTTGACACACGGGTAAATCTGAACCTTGCATCAGCTCGTCAGATTGCTGATTCTTTACCTGGTGTAGGACTTAAAACCGCACGGGATATTAAAGACCTGCAGCTGTCACTTCCTGGCGAACGGTTCTCCCGTCTTGAGCAGCTTAAGAGCATTAAGCGTGTTGACTGGGATGAGATTTTCAAAGAAAATCTGGTGCGCGTCGAGTAATTATTGGCGCGTGTTAGTCTGTTATTGGTGCATAAAATTCTGCACAATAGCAGTGGTCTGGTAAATGCAGCTAGATAGTTTTATACAATCAAAGGTACGTTGGCACCTCGGTTACAACTTGACCTCAATCCCTGCTGGTGACTTAGCGCGATTGCAAGAGGCATTAGATAATGTCCAGGACTCTTTTTGGGTCAGCAAGATTGTCGAGCAAGTCAACCGTTGTGATGAGGCTGAGAAGCGCACTGATATGACCGGGACTATGAATAATTCAACCGTCCCTCGCGGTCGCATCGAGTCAATCGCGGGTGACGTAGACCGGACAATTGCGACCACGGACTTCAAGGAAACACTGAAAACGTGGACACAGATATACTTATACGAAACAGATAGATTAGCGTTGCATTTATATGTACCGAATTATCGCAACCCTGATCAAGCTCGGTACCGATTTAACAGGGAAGGGGCTGAGTTTATTCAAGCCTTACCTGGGCCTGCTGATGTTGCTGTTGGCACCCGCATTCATTTCGAAACCAATTTCCGCTGAGTCAATGAGTCTTTCAATTAAAGAGACAGCTAGTGTCCTCAAAAAAGCAGGATTCAAGGATGCTGAGATTCCAGTCATGGTTGCGATCGGAATGGGTGAATCTGGCTTGAATCCCGGAGCACACAATCCAAAGTACCCTGACGATTCCTACGGTTTGTTCCAGATCAATATGCTGGATGAACCAGGGTATGAATTGGGTAAAGAACGCCGCGCTCGTTATGGACTGAAGTCAAATGAACAGCTAAAAGATCCTTTTTTAAATGCAAAGGCGGCACTTGATATTCGCAATCGTCAAGGCCTCGGTGCGTGGTCTGTTTATTCAGAAGGTATCTATAAAAAGCATCTACCACAGGTACAAAGAGAGCTGGCTGGCGGGATCCCTGAATCTCCTATTTCAATCGAAAAAGGTGTTCAATCAGATAAACCCAAGCAAGGTCCACCTGGTCCAGATACGAAGTCGAACTACGACCCAATGCTAGTTGCTGGGCTGCTTGAGAAACAAAATCAAGAACAAAATAAAATTAAGTTACTGCAGAGTTTTGTAAGCCGAGTTAACAAAGCTGCGGAGAAGCCCAAGTCAGGATCAATCGATGTCATAGGTCTTCTTCAACAGGCTTATACGCCGCAGGATCTAATGGAATGATGAGATTCGCTTCAGTCCCTGGTTACAGCCAAGCATTCCCTGTGACTTACAGAAATATGTATAAGGATTATTCAATGGTTAGTGCAGGCCTGAGCGATCCCTTTCAGCCTGCTAAGAAAGAAGAGCACACCCCTTGTGACTTTGTTGTTTCTTATACAGGCGAAAACGACCCTCGATATCAACTAAATAATCCGGCTTACATGCGTGAGGTTACAAGATCTCACTCGGACAACATACCTCAAGTTGTTCTAAATAAAAAACCAGTGCAAGCGACATGGTCAAACCAACAACAGAACTAGGCTATATGTACGGCATTCGCAGGAATGCAGTACCTGGTGAGCGCCCTGGCGAAAGTAATGCAGGAAGATTTTTCTACGGGCAAAGACCGCGTATGGCTGGAGACAGAGTCAAGTTAGACTTATTAGAACCAGAAGCAATTCCCAGACCGTACACTAAAGGTGATCGTCTTGCACAGAGATTTCAAGACTTTAGTGATACTCTGATTTAAGTACCATGGCTAAAAACAAAATGCCACCTGAGCTCTTAGCTCATTTTAAAAAGAAGAATGAGGGTAAAGAAGACGAGGGTAAGTCTGACAAAGAAAAACGCAAAGAGGCGCTTGACAAGGCTAAATCACGGATGAAAGAAAAGAAAAAGGGTTAATCCAATACCGCTATAATACAGTTAACGTAACCCGCTGAATAAACGTGTCGAGTAGTAGTTCTAATAAGCAGCCGATGATGCTCGATCGGCCGGCGACGACATCGACCTTATTGACTGTGGCTTCGGGCCAAGACTTTTTGACGAGCTTGGTGCCTACTGCAGTTGGTAACGCAACCAAGGTGTTTGACGTCGACTCTGCGGCTACTGACACGTCTATTTCCGGTGCATATATCGATGAAATTTTCTTGCAGTACACAAAGCGTGTAATTGAAAAAATCGATGCTAAAGCTGCTGTAACTGGCACCTATTCTGCAAATGGCACTGCGATTACGGTTACCATCGCTGCCGGACACAACGTTCAGGTGGGTCAAAAAGTTTTCTTAGATATCACTAGCCGCAGCTCTGGCACTGACCCCATTGACCAAGAAGCAACCGTAACAGCGGTCACTCCGACGACATTTACTGCGACCATTGGTTCAATCAGTGGCACGATCACCGGTAATGTCAGCTGCTTCTTGCCAATTGATATTTGTTTTTACCTTGTGAACGTTGGCACCGTCAGTAATACCAACCAATTCTTCCCTCTTTTTGTCGCCAGTATCCCTGCAACTTACGAGAACACTAATTACAGCTTGACTGTAAATGAGGTGCTTCCTTTAATTAATCACCCTGTCGTTCAGGCTGGTGCAAACTTTACAGGAGCTAATAGCAAAGTCTCTCCAAAACTTCGTGGCTTGATGTTGAGTCGGGGCCAGGCTCTTTATGCCGCTGCAAGCGGTGCATCCGCCCTTACAAATGGCTTTTATGTTGGTGTCCAGGGCGGTTACTATTGATTTCTAGTCATGCCATTCGAAATTAGCGGGTTTGGAAACTCCTCGAATGGTGGATTTGACTCCAAATTCACAAAAAAATTTGATAAGTTAACGGATTTTGGGTCTAAAAAACCGAAACCTTTTGTGCCACGCGCTTTTAATTTTGAACCTGCTGATTCAGAGAGTGACAGTGAGACAAAATTCTATAACCGAGACGCTCTTTGGAATCGTTGGCGCCGTGGATACGATCTTTACAGCATCACACAGACGTATCTAGGTTCTAATTCAAGGGAAAGAAACACCAGAGGTGATTTTAGGATGTACTGCTCATTTCAGCAGTTTCCTGGTGTTTTTATTCCAGCAAGAATTTTCACATTTCCTAGCAGCAGCACTGAAATTGATGAGCAAGTTGTCGCTATTAGAGATACAGACAGCTTCAATTGTTACGAGTTTGGCTTGCCTATTGAACAGGTAAGATATTTAGGACCGGTCGTAGACGGTACATACACTCAGTCGGGGACGACTTTAACAATCACAAGGTCTGACCACGGGTTTTTGATCAATGAAAATATTTCTTTAGTGGTAGAGACTGGGTCAGCAGTAAGTGAAACATTAACCATCAGCGCTGTTACACAGAATACTATTACGTGTACTGCATCCACGAGTCTTTCTACAAGCGGTAATCTGGATTTCAGGTTATCGACAACTTTTAGTGACCTGCGCTGGGTACAGATGCGTGTAAAAGTACGCTTTATTCCCCCTACAGGTAACTTTTTGAAAGATGAAAGAATGACTGACAGGGTCATCGAGCGTGATCCAGGCTTAGATTCTACATATTCACAGTCGACTACCACAATTACAGTTACTTGTACTCAGGACCACGGTCTTAGTACTGGAAATAAGGTATTTCTAGAGGTATCTACAGGCTCAGCTGTAACAAACCTGTATGATGTAACCGTCATCAATGCAACACGATTTACAGTCACATCTCTGACAAGTGCCACAACTTCTGGCAATGCCAAAATATTCAGGCGCATACGGGGTTTTGACTATAACGACTATGTCGGATATACCTGCACAGGGATAGACGCACAGAATGAAGAGATTTTATTTCAACGTGCTGATAGCTACGCTACAAAAATTGTGAATGATCGTCCGACTACGATCACTCCTGCGCATAGAGGATTTACAGTCGGACGTTTTCTCTCAACTGAGATTCGTTATCAGTGTAGTTGCTCCGACTTTATGCGTCGCGAGAGATTTAATCTCTATAAAGAGGCAACTAGACGTCAGTTCCCATCAACAACTATCAACAATGTGAAGCCTGGTCAGCGACAAGATCGTGATGGCAATGTAATTAATACGAGGGACGACGTAGGCGTCTACAGCGATTTCGGTTATGTTGCCGTCAATAACTTTTACAATCTACCTACTTATGAGGACAGTACTGAGTTCTCTTATCCAAATCTTCTGTACTATCAAGCACGTTGGTGCAAGCATATTTATGCGGCAATGTGGTCAGTAGTGCATGATGAGGGCAATAATCCCATTGATATAACGGCCAGTTACACACAGAACGGGCCTGTAATCACGGTATCTGCTGCAAATCATGGCTTGACTGTCAACACACGTGTTCGGTTTGAGATCACAAGCGGTAACGTTCTTGACGGTGAATATACAGTGTCATCTGTACCTGATGCAAACACCTTTACTGTGATTTATCCTTTCTCACAAACCGCAGTTCTTGGTTATTGCGTTGTTAGAAGCTTAAAAAAGCACGAATATGTAGGTGCTTGGCTGCGTGAACCCAGTGATCAGCCACTGGGAATTGCTTTAGAGCGTTTTTACGACAATTTAGAGAAAGAAAATAGCCGTGTAAGAGAATCAGCGGAGCGTTTATCAACTTACGGGTATGGATTACCGTGGAGTGGCGCCAAAGAGGTGATCGGGAACCGAAATCAGCCCGAAATTGTCGGTAATTTTAATGACAACATCGTCAGCATGCTCGTTACAGATAGTATTAGGCGAGATCAAGGAGACAAGGTAGCTAGAGACGGTATTACAAAGAACTCAACGACTAATTTGCTTCTGATGATGCAAAAAGTCTTCAATATTGACGTTGATCTTGTGCAAGACACTAAAATGGGTATGCTAGATCAGCCTTTGACGGAATACACGTCTGATTTCCAATTTGGCGAGGTCGATGGAGGCCGTTACGTCAGTGGTGAGCGCGTGGACGAAGCCACTCAGAGTACACTGGACTGTAAAACATATAATCCAGTGGTAGAACAAGTCATTTTTGTTGATTCTGGCCTCTATATCAATAATTAGCTATGTCAATTCAGATTCTTAGCCGCCGGTCAACAGTTTTACACGATCGGCCAAACCCGTTGCGTATTGGTGCCGGTGAGCTCTGTGTCAATACAAATCCAAACGATCCTGGATTGTATTTTGCAGACAGCACCGCTTCACCTTCGACAGGACTAATTAAAGCTGGTCCTACTTTTGTCGGTTCTACTGCACCAAACACACCAGCTGCAGGTTTTTCTACCTCTAGCAAAGGAGAGTCTTGGCTTGACACAGCGAGCACTCAAATCCTCAAGATTCACGATGGTTCAAACTTCCAAACTGTTAAAGCAGTGGTCTCAAACAGTGCAGGCAAACCTAGCAACCCTGTAGACGGACAACTTCATTATGACAAAACAGCAAACGATCTTTTCATGTACGACGCAACTGCCGGTAACTGGATTGCTGTTTAATTTTTTATAAGGTGATCCAAAATCCTGTCAAGTTTTGAATGGACTGATTCCATTTCTCTTAGAAAATCTTCTTTTAATACGTAGTTATCTGTCACTCGATCCTGTAGGTCGTCAAAATCATCTTCAAGACGCTCGAAACGACGTTCTAATTTATTGTTAAAAGAGGACAATGCTCGTGACAACCCAGTAAACGCGCCAATTCCACCTGTTATCACAGCAGTAATCACTTCAGGCGTCACCTTGGCCACGAATCTATGTTCTTATTCTAAGGGATTTAACAAATTAGAATGATCATAAGACTTTAGAATTATATGGCAACGGGATACGAGCCTAATGTAGAAGGTGCTTTAGCGGTGCTCGTTGATCTAATGAATGCGAATGCATTCACAATGACACGTCAACCATATGAGCCCAATTACAGAGGCTTGGTTGATGCGTTAATCGACCTAAAAGAAGGATTTCCAGTCTTCTCTCCAACACGAGTTGGTTTTGATGTTACGACATTCGAAGACGTGGCTGACGGAGACGCGCTTTATTTCAGGGCCAGCGATGGCAAGGCTGGTAAAGCACTGGCTAATGGAACCCTAGATGAAGCGACCGTAATTGGGTTTGCAGATACCGCCGCATCCTCAGGAGATGCCGTAAAGTGTCTTGTTGCTGGTGTACTTGACTATCCATCAACGATTGATCCTGGCGACGTTTATTTTCTAGGCACAACGGCAGGGGAGATTAATACAACAGCGCCTTCGTCAGCAGGCCAGTATGTAGTAAGAGTCGGAGAAGGAGCCACCACAAGCAACTTTAGTATTCAAATCGAACCACCAATTTTGCTGTCATAATGAGTACAAACTACGAGCCTTATACCCAAAATCCAGAGGGTTTGGTAGGTGTTTTAATTGATTTAAAAGATACATTATCCAGCAGGACCGTTTACTCTGTTGCTGGCTTTGGTGCCGAAGCGTTTGAAGATGTAGCACAGGGGGATGCTGTCTATGCTCGTGCTAGTGACGGCAAGGTAGGTAAGGCAAGTAACAATGGAACTCTTGACCAGGCTACAGTTGTAGGTCTTGTGCAAACAGCAAAATCAGCAGGGCAGACAGTGCGTGTTCTGATTGTTGGTATTATTGCCAAAAGTGGTCTTAATGCAGGAGATACGCATTATTTAGGAGTCAATGGTGGCGTTGTTTCTACACCACCTTCAGGTGCAGGGAAATATTTGGTTAGGCTTGGTGAAGGAATTAGTACAACTAACCTCGCCATTCATCTTGAACCTCCTATCCTGTTAACTTAATACGTGCGATAGGATGGGTAAATAGACAGTTTAATTACCACAAGTTTTTAAACTGAAAGGGAATCACAAATGGCAACAAGAAAGTCACTTATTCTCAATGCCGGTCTCTTCCAGGAGTTAAATACTTCTTCGGACAAACTCGACCTGGCTGGTAATAGTACGTCTGATTTGTCAGAGGGAACAAATCAGTACTTCACCAATGCGCGATCTCGCGGCGCTGTGAGTGTTACAGACTCTGGTGGTTTTGGCTCACTCGCATACAACTCGACTTCTGGTGTAATCACCTACACCGGTCCTAGCAGTTCAGATGTAATTGGTACTTTATCTGTAGCTTCTGGATCAGGACTCACGCTAAATAGCGGCACTGGTGAGATAGGTACAAGTGCAATCCCAAACTCACAACTTGCTAATTCCAGTCTCACAATAGGCTCTACTGCTGTTTCTTTAGGGGCAACAGCATCGACGATTGCAGGTCTCACGAGCCTTACGTCAACCACTGTAGTTGCAAGCACCACTCTCAATGTCGGTGCCGATGGTGCTGCGAACAGCATAAAGCTTGCTTCAGGAGGTATCACGTTCGAAGGATCTGGGGTTGATGCGCACGAAACTACAATTTCGGCCACAAACCCTACAGCTGACCGCACGATCAGTCTCCCAAATGCCAGCGGCACAGTCGCTTTATTGGGTTCTTTAAGTGCAGCGAACAGTGGTACGGGGTTTGGTTCTCTCGCCTATAACAGCGGTACCGGAGCATACACATTTACTGTTGTTACAGCGGCGAATATTAGAGGCCAAGTATCAGTAACAGATTCCGGCGGAGACGGTTCATTAGCTTATAACAGCTCGACAGGCGTCATTACGTACACTGGACCCAGTGCAGCAGAAGCCCGCGCTCACCTGAGTGTTGCATCGGGTTCAGGATTAACTTACAACAGCAGCACTGGTGAGTTTGGCACCAACGCAATACCAAATGCACAGCTTGCTAACAGCTCAATCACTGTTGGATCGACTGGTATAGCACTTGGCACCACGGCTACAACTATTGCAGGACTTACGTCGGTCACTTCTAATGCAATAGTTACTAATGATTCTGGATTTAGGGTCCGCGATAATAGTGACAACACTAAGCAGCTTGCCTTTGAGGTGTCAGGAGTTAGTTCTGGCACCACTCGTACGCTCACTGTTCCGGATGTAAACGGAACGATTGCAGACGAAGGATTTGCTACAGCAATTGCAGTTGCATTAGGATAAAGTTATGGCAACCCAAGTACAATTCCGCAGAGGCACATCTGCTCAGCACCAGACTTTCAAAGGTGCCCTTGGTGAGATTACAGTTGACACCACAAAGAGTGCATGCGTGGTTCATGATGCAGTGACCACAGGAGGGTTCCCTCTTTTACGTGAAGATGGGACTAATTCTTCCTTTGCTCTTGGTTCACTTACAAGCTGTGCGCTTAAGTTTGCATCAGATGCAAATACAGGAATCATCAGCCCTGGCCCTGATCAACTTAGTTTGGTGACCGGAGGAGTTGCTAGACTTACAATAGACTCAGCAGGCGCTGTAACCATTCCAGGCAACGTTTCTATCACAGGAGATCTAAACGTGACTGGAGCTCAGAACTCTAACATTGCATTAATTGTTGCTCTAGGCTGATATGGCAAACACTTTTAAGATCAACACCAAATCCAGCCTTGTCACAGATGCTGTTTCGAGTGCTAACACTAACGTCTTATCAGCAGGGGGTAGTGCCACTCTTGTTATCTTGAGTGTGCTGGTATCAAACAAAGGTGCATCTGCGGCTGATGTCGATGTCTATTTAGTGACAAATACAGGAGACGATGTTTATATTATTCGCAACGCCCCGGTTCCCTCAGGATCGTCTCTTGAGTTAATCTCAGGATCTAAGATCATTATGGAGTCTAGTGATGTTTTACGCGCACGCTCAGATACAGCGACAACATTAGATATTTCAGTCAGCTACCTTGAGCAAACTTGATAAAGCATGGCACTTACGTCAATTGCAACGATCTCTAATTACCATGAATTAGAGGCTAAGATAGCTGCTCTTGAGGCAAAAGTAGAGAAGCTATTGACTCCTGAAAAGGTTCTGGAAAAAGCTGATGAAACTTGGGATATTGTCCGTGAGAAGCGTGATTACTTGCTGACCAGCACTGACTGGACTATGACACCAGGTGCTTCTGTTGATCAAGCCCAATGGGCGGCATATAGACAGGCTTTGAGAGACCTTCCGCAGACATATAGCTCCGCTAG